CGCAAAAAAGATAGTAGTTGTCTCAAATGACGGAAACGCACATACTTACATTAAGGTTAAAGGAAAGAATCTTTATTATAATGACTTTAGACAAGATGCAATCGAAGTTAAGTTTATTAGCAAGAAACAATTTAAAGACAAATAGGAGGGGTTAAGATGTTCGGATATAATAAAAAGATTGAGGAGTTAGAATCAAGAATTAAATATATTGAGATATTAAAAGATAGTTTAGAAGAAAGAATTAAAAAATTAGAATGCGATAAGGCACTTGTCGTTACTGGTAAAATAATGGGGATGCTTGGGTCATATGATGAATATGAGTATGTAAGCAATAGCGAAATATTTAACATAATTCTAGAGAAGCTAAACATTCATCTTGAAGTACAAAAAGCAACAGACAGTAAGATAATTGCTGTAGAAAACAAGCCAATAGTTGTTGTTAGAGATTTTCAAGTTAAAAAGAAGGTTAAGAAGAAGAAATAGCATACATTTTTATATAATAATCGGGTAGCTCCCGGCATAACATTAAGAGCGGATAGGACTAGTCCCCTATCTGCTCTTTTTTTTAGGTAAAATATGCAATTAGTAAAAAACAGTGAAAAAATAATCGGCATGATGAAATTGTGGAACTACGATAAAGGATGCTACGAGCCTTTTAATTTGTATCCACGGCAAAAAGATTATCTCGCGGCAATGCACGCATATTATTTTTTAACATTATTAAAAAAAAGGCAGTGGGGTGGATCATTAATTACTGGCGTAGATAGTCTAATACAAGCAATGATATTACCTAATTTTACTACTCTAATACTTTCAAAGTCTGGTGATGATGCGGCTGTATTTTTAGACAGAATTATTAAAATGTATAATTCGTTACCAGAACCAATAAAAGAATTATATCAGCTTAAAAAAAATCCTACATTGGAACATATGGAATTTATGCATAACTCAAAATTGATATCTTTGCCAGCTAATAGGGGTGAAGGATACACAGGAAATAGAGTTATTATTGATGAGGCAGCGAGAATTAATAAACAAAACTCTCACATTACTCTAGTAGATGTATTAAACAACGTTGTATCTGTTGTTGAGAAAGCAAAGGGTCAGTTATTTTTAGTATCTAAGGCAAGCGGATACGGATTGTTTCATAATTATTATCAACTCGGAAAAGATATAGAAAGTAAATGGCATTCATTTTTTGCAAGTTGTTATGATGACCCTAGTTTCACGCAAGAAATGAGAAAACAAATAGTTATTGATTTTGGAGAAGATTTTGCAAACGAAAATTACCCTGAAAATGACACTCAGGCTTTTTTGTCAAGTGGAAAATCATATTTCTATATGCCAAATTTGCAAAAGTTTACGCAAAGAGACGTTATAACGTCAACAAAAGGATATATAGACAAGTTAGATAATAGATTTTGGTTCAGAGAAAATGAGAGCGGATGGGTAGAAATATTCGAAAAGCCAGAGCCAAAAGTTTCTTATGTAATTGGTTCTGATATTTCAGAAGGTATTGAAATTGAGGGAGTTGTAAAAGAAAAACAAAAGACTGATTTGTCAACAGCTGAAGTATTTAAGCAAGTAGGTGATAAGTATATTCAAGTAGCAAAAATAGTATGCAGACTAAATCCTAAATTATTCGCTGAAGAACTTTACAGACTAGCAATATATTATAATTATGCCTTTTTATGCGTGGAAAGAAATAAAGACGGTTTAGGAGTGTTACTGGATTTAAAAGATACATATAAATATAAAAATCTTTATTACCAAGAAGATTATAATCCAGATACGCAAGTAAGACAAAAAAAACTAGGTTGGACTACTGGCAAAATAACTAAGCCCGTATTGCTAAGAACCGCAGATGATTTGATAAGGAAAGAACAGACGGTATTCAGGAGCGAGAGAACAATAAGCGAGTTTATGACAATGGTATCAAATAACGGCAAGGTTGGCGCTGAAAGCGGTTGTCATGATGATGAAGCAATGGCATCAATGATAGCATTTGAGTGCTTTAGCAAGGCACCTAAGACAGCAATAAAAAGCAATAACAACTTAGATGATTATAGGCGTAAAAAAGCAAAAGATAGAGAAAAAGAATTCGAAAAAGTGTCAGGTTATTAACCTTAAAGAAAGGATATAAAAAGATGACTAGAATAATTAATAATAATTTAAATGATTTATTTAAAAATATGCAGATAAATATCAAGCAACTAGAGTATAAAAATAAACGCTTAGAATCAGATGTTAAATATTATAAAACTGAATCAGAAAAAATGGAATATTTTATAAGCGAACTAAAAAAGGATGAAATTGTTTGCCAAAGAGTTAAGCAAATAAAAAAAGAGTTAAGTGAAAAGGAATAATAATGGAATACGAAGAAGATAATAAATTTAATGAAGAAGATTTTACTACTTATCTTTGTGAAACAATTACGCAGCTAGAAAAAGATAGAGAGCCTATTAATCTTTTATTTGACCAATTTTATAAAGATTGGAGAGATTTTAAAGATAAAAAAATTTATCCTTGGGCAGGTTGCGCAAATTGGTCTGTGCCTATAACATCAACCGCTATTGACGGAATAACTCCAAGAATATCCGAAAATACTCTTAATTTAAACCCATTGTTAAAAGCTGAATCAATGAATAAAACATCTTATAAATATAAAGATATGGTAAATTCTTTTATGGAATGGGATGTAAAAACACATCCAGATTTGATTAAAGAAATTTGGTTTTTTATTCAAAACGCAGTTATTTATGGAACAGCATTTAATAAGGGATTTTTTGAAAAAGAAAGAGGAGTTAAGCAAAGATATATTCAGGGATATATTGTTAATGGAGAATTAGTTAAAGATGATAAAGGGGATATTATTGAAGTAAGCGATATTATCACTCAAGCTTATGAATCGAAAGGTATTGAGTATAACATAACGGAAGTAATTGAAAAAACTGAAGGATGGAAAAAATATAATCCAAATTGTAAAACTTTAAACATTAAAGATGTTTTGTTTTCTTCTGATGCGGAATCAATAAAAGATGCTTGGGAAAATGGATTAATAGCACTAAAATTTAAAGAAACAAAAAATGATTTAAAGAAAAGATTAAAAGAAGGAAAGCAAGATTTATATAGAAATTTAGATAAAATAAAAATAAAAAACTTAAACGAAAATGACAATAATTCAACCAATGACGAAAAAGAAAAAAATAAACAATTAGCATATAAAACAAAAAAATTAAATTTTCATGAAGTATATTGCAATTATGATATTGATAATGATGGATTGAATGAAAAAGTTGTTGCGATAATACATAAAGATAGTAAGACATTGTTAGGATATGAATTATATCCATATAATGAAGATAAGTGCAATATTGTTGCTGGATATATTAAACCTGTCCATGAATCAGTTCTTGGCATTGGATTTAGTGAAATGATGTTTGATATAAAAAGAGAAGTTGAATCTATTCATAATGCAAGAACTGACAGAAACTCGTTAAATAATAATAAGCCATTAATGCATACTGATGATTCTGGCTTTAATCCAGATATTCATAAGTTTGGACCTGGAAGAAATTGGGAGTTAGACTCTCTTTCTAGTGAGCATATTAAATTTTTAGATACTCCAGGTAACGAAAATAGTAGCCAATCAGAAGAAACTTTAGTCTTTGAATATGGACAAAGAAGAAGCGGAATGTTTGATAATATGGCAGGAAAATCAGACCCAAAAAATAAAACAGCAACCGGAATATTAGCTTTGATCAAAGAAGGGAATATTCCTGTTAGACAGTATTCAAGATGGATTAGTTATGCGATTGGAGAAATATTATCTTTTAGGTGGGCTTTATACAATCAGTTTTGGGGTGAAGAAAGCGACGAAGAAATAGAAGAATGGATTAATCAAATATTAGATAATCCAGAAAATCCATTTAAAATGGAAAACAGAGAAGCGTTTAGACAAAATTTTAATATAATGATGACCGCAAGCCAGGAAGATAAAGAATTTGAGCTAAACAAAGCTCAAGCAACGTATGACATTATGTTGAATAATCCAGTTATAAGTCAATTTCCTCAAGCATTAAGAGAATTTACAGTTGATTTACTTAGAAAAGTTGGACATAATGACGCTGAAGAAAAAGTCCCGACAATAGAAGAAATTGATGAACACATGATTAAAGTACAACAAGAAGCAATTAGAAGAGAAATGGGTGGACAAATTCAACCACAAGGAGGTAATCCTAATGAATGAAAAGCATAATGAAAGGATAGAAAGAGCTAACAAAGTAAAAGAAATTATAAATACAGCAGGATTTAAAGAATTAGAAAAAGAGTGGCATAAAATAAAGGGATACTGTCTTTCTGTTTTTGAATCTGACAAATATAATGCAGAAGAATTAAAAATTGCTCAAATAACATATAAAAGAATATTATTATGGATAAACATTCCTAATAAAATTATAAGTGATGGTGAACAAGCAGTAATAGCTTTAGAAAAAGAATTAGAAGAATCTAAAAAATCAGTTCCATTTAAAAATTTTTTAAATAGGTTTTAATTATGACAAAAGAAGAACAAATTAATTTTGCTTTAGAAGAAATAAAAAAATGTATTAAGTCTGGATTTTATGGTAACTTACGATTTAATTTTAAAGATGGTATACTGATAAATGCAAATAAAGAAGAAAGTATAAAAATGTAAAAAATAATGAAGGAGAAGAAGAAATGAAATAAAAAAATCATTATAATATAAATAAAAAAATATTAAGGACAGTCGTAAAAAACGAACCCTTGCTTAGAGGTAATAATACTCTATGCAGGGGTTTTTTATTGGATGGATACCCGAAAGGATTTCATCAAAAACAAAAAATCTGGATACCCGAAAGGATTTCAGGAAAAAGGAGAACCAAATAATGGAAATGGAATTTGAAAAATTAGAAGAAGAGATAGCCGACGAAGGAGTTTCTTTGTCTAATGAAGCAAGAGGGGAAGATGGTTCAATTGATTTATTTCAGTCAATGAAAAATCTTCAAAAAGTTCAAAAAGAACAAGAGTCTATTCAAAAAAATGAAGTATTAGAGCAAAAAGAAGAACAAGGGCAAAAAGAAGATAATATAGAACAAAATAAAGAAGTTGCAGAAAATAAAGGAGCTGTTCAAGAAAATACATCAAGAATGATTTCTGAACAAAACTTTAAAGAATTTCAAAGCAAAAAAGATAGGGAAGTGGCAGAAGCGAGAAAAGAAGCAGAAGAAGCTAAACAAAAGCTTCAATGGCTTCAAGAAGTAAAAAGCAATACCGAAAAAGAACAAGTTAATCAAAATGTACAATTTAAAAATGATTTTTCAGAGCCAGAAATGCCTACTGAAGGTGACTTTTTAGAAAATTCAATTGAAGCTACTAGAAAACTTTATCGGTACGAAAGATATCATGAACAAAAACAGGAGCAAATTGAACGACAAAAACAAGAAGAGTCAAATAAAATAACAGCATATAATCAAGAACATGAAAAGGATGCTGTTTTTGTACGTGAAAAATACCCTGAAATAACTGATATCAACGGAAAACTCTATAATAAAGCTATTGAAATACTTGAACGTGACCCTGCAATAAAAGCTTCTCCTTATTTTGAATCTTATGTTGTTAATCAAGCTGCTCTTGAACTAGGGATTAAACCATCAATTAATAATAATACAAATAATAATAAACAGAGCAATCAGATTAAAAATCAAAAAACTTATATCATTAATCAAAAAGGCGGACTCAATGACTCAAAAGAAAACAAAAACAAAGATTTGTCAGGACTGCCCTTTGATGAATGGAATAGTGCAATGAAAAAACTTTATTCTGGTAGCAATGTATAGGAGAAAAAATGACTACATTAAATACTAACACAACTACTGAATTTGATTATGCGATTCAGGAATTGTGGGAAAAAAAACTAAGAGAAGATACAAAAGTAAAAGAATTTTGGGGAAAACATGAAGGAGGAGAAGGTTCAGGTCAGCCTATTATTAATAGGAATGATTTTACTAAGTCTTCTGGAGACATTATAAGAATCAATACAATGAGTGAGCTTGGTGGTGCTGGTGTTACCGGAAACTCAACACTCCAAGGAAATGAAGAAAAGCTTTCTTTGGGTCAAATTACGGTAATTCCTGATTGGATTAGACATGGAGTTTCTTGGGATAAAAAAGCAAACAAAGCTGCTGCTTTTGATGCTGTTTTAGCTGCAAATCCAAGATTATCAAGATGGTTAGCAAGAAAAAAAGATAATGCCTCATTTAAGGAGATTTTGGACAATACGACTAATAAGATTTATGCTGGTCCTGCTGTAAGTTCAGAAACAATTGGAGTTAATTCTACTTTTGGTGTTACCGAAATTGATAAATTAGTTTTAGGATTAAAAAGACAGGGAGCAATGCCAATTGAAGTAAGGCGTAAAGGCAAGTCAATGATTGAAATTTTTGGTATTGTAATGAGTGAAATGGATTATTACAATTTGTGGAGTGATTCCGAGTTTGTAGACAAAGTTGCTGAATCTGGAATAAGAGGAGAAGATAGTCCTACGTTTACCTCTGCTGTTGGTTTATTTCATGGTGCATTGTTATATGTTCATCATGGAATAGGAGGGCATCAAGGAACTCCATTAAGACCAGAAGCCTCTATTTATGGAGCAACCAATACAGCAGGTGCAGTTACTATTACTGTTGGTGTAAGTACAGCTAAAAACTATACTGAGCATTTTCCTGCTGCTGGAACTATTTCAATTGTAAGTAAATCTGATAAAACAGTTAGAGAATTTGTAACATATACAAGTAAAACAGCTAATACTTTTGCTGGATGTACTCGTGGCGTTACTTATGGAGACATTGAATCATCTGCTGTTGACTGGTCTGCATTAGATGGCAGTTTAATTACTCTTAATAACCATGAGTCTACTATTATTGGTTTTGGTTCTGAAATTTTAGCAAGGTCATGGTCTCAATATCCACAAATGAAAAACCAAACTTATGATTATGAATTTGAAACAGGTGTAGCTATTGAAGCATGTTGGGGTCAAAGTATTATTAAAGATTCAGCGGGCAAAACGCCAAATAGCTTGTTATGCAAAAGCTATGGATTAAACCCTAACCAAGCTATATAAGGAAGGAGGTATAAAAATATGAAAAAGTTAATTATAGGATTTATTGTATTTTGTAGTTTTTTGTTATTTCAGACAGTAGCTTTTGCAGGTAGTGGCGATGCATCTTCTTTTAATTTGCATAATGATTACAAGGTTAAATCAGTATCCGCGCAAGCTGATATTAATGGAAACACCAGGGATTATTGTGTTCCTACATGGAACTTTGAAGAGTCAGCTGGTGACTCTTTAACAAGTTATGCAAAAGGTTCAACTGGTGTTGTATACGGTTGGGAAATTACTGGATTAAGTTCAGATTCTTCTGGTTGGGCTAAATTATATGACGCAGCCAGTATAGTTGGTAGTATTGGGGAAAAAAGTGAATTGACTATAGATGGAACAT